ACTGAAATACTTTACTTTCAAGGTCCATTATCTACTTTTCTGTTCCACATACCTCAAAAAACCTATTTTTTTGCCCACAGATTCTGGTGGGGAACCATTTTCACGTTGTGACTCCAGAAGTACGTTGTTGAGTGTTTCCACCTTCTCCAAAAGAACCTTGGTGTCATCCGAATCACTTTCCTCGTTTTCCAACGCCTCGAACAAACCCGTGGTCGTTGCCGGGTCGGCGACGAGATCGACGCTTCGGACCGAAAGGATGTCCTCGACGACCGTTTCGTCCCGATCCCGGCGTAACACCGCTTCGACGTTGTGCGAAAAGCCGACGTTCGACGGCGCATGTTCCGCGTCCCAAAGGAGTTGCTCCGCAAGCGGATGGTTCGGATTGAAGTGGAAATCCGCATACAGTCCGTCGTCCCCGTGAAGCCGGACTTCGCGTATGACACCAAGGCGGTCTGTGTAACTTCTCGGCCTGTTCGGGTCGCCTTCCGGGTGGTCGAGGTTGACCTTGGCATTTTCGTACATCGGTATCGCCTTTTTCAGAACCTCGACGGGATAACGCCGTCGGTTCCTGCTGAGCGTACCGAGGATTTTGACGCCATAAAGGATGCCCTGCGATTTGTCGATCTTCAATCGACCCGCACCGGGCTGAGTAAATTCCTGAATGAGTTCAGACATGGTATTCTCCGTAAAATCAGTAAATATAAAGGGTTAATGTTTATTGGCATTGACAATCGCAATCGCAATGGTGTCGCAATTTCGATTCCTTGTTCGGGTCCAAACCGTGCCGCATCGACATGGTATGTGCCGAGAGAACGCCGCTTCTGAGAAGGATTTCATCCGCTCTCGCTTCCTTCAAGCGATCCCGAACGGACAGAATCGGCGGGATTGCATGAAGCTGAACACGGTTGAAGGTGTCACGCGGTAAAGTACCGTATGCAATACCTGCTTCCACGACCCGGTGCAACACTGCGAGGTCGTCCGTGATGGTGTCATATTGCAATCGTTCGAACATTCGCACCGCCGGACCTTCCGCCACCATCGTCGAGGAATAGTTCGCGTTGGAGGCGTCACTGGTCAGCATGAATTCCGGGATAACCAGACGTGCCGCAATGGCTCGCAACTCCGCCTGGAGGATCAAAATGTATCGACTGGCGTCAATCGCGGCGACCGGAAACTGGTAATCCGTACCGCTGTAGGTGTCAATGATCGTTCCCGGAGAAAATACCTGCACGTTTTTCAACTGTCCCGTCAGTGGATCGTAAGTCCTGTCATTTCCTTGATTTAGCGAATATCGTCGAATCGATTCCGCCGTCCCCTCCGTGTGTTTGCGAACAAGGGCGATGGCCGATTGAATCTCTGCGACAATGCTCATATTGCGCAACAGTTTTTCAATACGCCTGAAATTTTTGCGGACCGGAAACAACAACGGCAGGCCGCGTTTGACGTTGAAGTCGACATTGGATTTGCGGTGTTGTATCTCTGACGCCGAAACGTACTCTCCATCGATCCAGTATCCGAGCACCGATTCAACGTCAAACGGCTCCGTGTGAATTCCGAATGAATGTTCCTGCCGTTTCAGATATTCCTGCGGACAGGACACCTGGCCCGGCTCCACGAACCGAACATGCGTCATACCATCCGATCGTACGAAAAATCGCAGAAACACTTCACCGTCACGGTCACGACGACGGACGATCTCCTGATGACGTTTTGCCCATTGGTTTTCGTCGAGAAACTTCACGAGAAAATCCTGCACCTGGCCTGAAATTTCAAGGTCGTTCTCATCAACGGGAACCGCATGATACCGATGGCCCGATCCAACGATGTAATTGATACGATTTTCAATCGCGTTGATGGCAAACTCGTTCGTCAACACAAGATTTCGACTCTGGTTTCGAATCTCGTTCAAATAATTCTCATCGAACGGGGTCGCCGAAATTCCGTCGGTGGTGTTACGAATCGGACGCCAGTATTCGCCGCCATCAATGTATGCTTCCGACGGATCGACGAAGCGGTCGGTCCCGTCAAAAAACGATTCCGCAAGGGATCGTTCCAGCAGGGCCGCCTTTTCCAAAAGTCTTTGATTCCAATCACTTGTGATCATAGTTTTCTCCTGTCGGTTTTCAATGGGATAGTTTCATGTGACTTATCGTATCCGATGGTGTCAATGTTCGTCGGGTTCGTTCTCCGATTACCCGTAACGCCATTTCCAGTGCGTCCGGTCCGTCGTCGTGATCTCCGACGGGAAACATTTTCATCTGTTCCACGAGCAACTTCGCCGACGGTGATTGATTTCTGAAACGTAATCGTCTCCCGGACAAATAGGTTCCCAAACGTCGGATGCGCACAAGTTTGTTGGTTCGATTTTCCAGCGGTGTCATGCGATAATCGGCGATTCGGCGTCTCTTGAATTCGTCGACAAAGTCTCCGTACAATAAATCTTGGAACTGGTTCGTTTCAATCACAAACTCGTCGGGATTGTATTTTTCGTACAGCTCAACTCCGGTAGCAACGATTTCCGAAACGTTACGTCTGGCAAGGTCGGCGTCAATATGGTAAATACCGCTTCTGTCGAGAGTTACGACAACAAATGCCGAGTAGTCTCCTCGTGAGGAATCGCTTCCTTTGCTCGGATCGAGTGCCATAACGCGGTATTCAACCGCATGGGGCTTTGGCATTTCGTCGAACCAAACCGTTTCGTCAAAATAGGTCTCCGGCCACTCGCAAAATTCCGGATTGACCGGCGAGTTCTGCTTTTCCCGTTCGAACGCCGTGCGGCCACTTTCGACCCTCATCTTCATCAGGGCGTAAATGTCCTCGTGCTCCGGCCAAAGAACATCGCTTGCTTCATTCATGGCGTCATAGTGGTCCCGGTAAAACGCTTCCGCCTTCGTTCGTGACTCCGGGTCTTCAAGGTTCGTGTAAATCGTCTCCCATTCTTCCCAGAGCGTCCTATTGTTCGGCCAGGTCAAAATCGCCTGGAACTTCACGCAATCCCAGCCCGGCTTCGTGAACAGCTCCATTGCAATCGCCTCATTGTGCAACGCCGTCGCCAAATTCAGTACGTTCGTCTCCGAGTGCCCCGCCTTAAGCAGCGTGCCGTGGAACCACGATCGCGTTTTTTCCCGTGCGGAACCGGAAACAATGTGTTGGTCGTTCTGCAAATCGTCGCATACGATCAAACTTGGCCGGTGCTGTTTTCTCCGGCGTCCCCGGAGTTTTTGGCCTGTCCCGAACGCTTCAATCGTGACACCGTTATTCAACACGATTGACCCACCCCGCCAGGTCGGACCTTTACCGGTCCCTTGCGGATAACGCTCCCGCAGTTTGCGGTTGTCGATCAATTCCGCCTTGATGTTTTCCAAATGAGCATGGGCTTGTGACATGGTGTCAGATAGTATCCAAATGTACGGTTCCCTTTGCTCCAACGCTTCCCGAAGCGGATAAGCGAAGGTACCAATCGTCGATTTCGCCGCCCCTCTCGGAGCAAGCACGTTCAGTTTGGTGCCACGCTCGGTATTGATCCGGTCAAGTCGCTCACAGAGCCAACGGTGCATTTTCGACGGGGCTTTCGTGCAATGCTCTCCGAGGTAATGCAACGTCCACTTGAGCATGCCCGTTTCCACATTCTGTTTGGTGTCATAACGAAGGCGTCGGTGTTTTTCCATGCACTTGATGAGAAATTCCCGCAAATACACGCCGGACTGGTCCGTCTCGAATTGAATTGTGTCTGGTGTCATTCTTCCGTTTCTCCGGTCGTCGGGACGATCTCCTCCTCCGGCAAATTCAATGCGTGAACGAGTCCGTTGACTTTCCGAATAATGTTACGCCGCTCTTTGGGATCGTGAATTTCCGGTATCACGATTTCCACCAAATCCGAGATCAAATTTTTCACTTGTTCTTCCGAAAGCGTCTTGGCACCACGCGGTGCATATCGGTTCGGACAGCGTCGTTCCAAAGCCCAGGCCGCCGCACGCCAATATTGAGCCTTGTCCGCAGCCGCACGGATTTTCTGCAAAAAGTAAACTTCGGACGATTCTTCCGCAACGCGGACTTCCTCCGCAAAATCGGCATCGCGTTGAATTTCGTTTCGGATCGTCGTCGTGGAACATCCCACGTACTTTGCCGCACTTTCCCGTGACGCCCCCACTGTGAGGACGGCAATAATTTTCCGGCGTTTCGCTTCGTCCAATCCAATTTTTCGTTTGACGCCTTTCTTGGGCATAACTTACTCCTTTCCCTGGACTCAGGCTTCAGACCTCAGGTTTCAGGTGTCAATTTTTGTCCTGCCGCCTGATGCCTGACGCCTGTACTCAAATGACACCACGCAACGTCCAGCCGATGTATTCATTGTGTCGCTTCGTCCGCCACCCGTTTTCATCAAATTCGTTGTTTTCCACAACGGCGAGTTTTCGCAATGTCGGATGATCGACGGGTGTGACGCCGTGATGGTAAACCGTAATTTCGCTTTCCGATAAATTTCCGCAACGCCGGTCAAAAACGCCGCCCCGATCCCGATCCCTTGATAATCCGGTAGTGTTACGATTCGACTGACACGTCGCTGCCCAATGTGTCCCATTGATGGCAGCACGGCACAAAACGCGACCGGTTCGTTTTCCCAAACCGCAAGGTAACACTGTGCGGCCTTGTGTAAATTTCCGTTCAAATAGTGATGTCTTGCAAACATCGGCCACGCATCGCGGCTGCAACGAAAGATTTGCAAGCGAATTTCCGGTCGCCGAAGGGACCTCCTTGATACGGTCCCGTCGGCCATATCGAGAACCCAGTCGGGTTCCAACCAATCCATGATGTCATAGTGACATGTCACCGCAACGAAAGACGGCAGAGAGCAGACGGTTGTCGGCTGTCTCAACGCTTTCGCCAAAGCAGCGGATGCAATTTTGGCAACATTCCGATCCACGACGCTCGTGAATTCATCAAAGACGACAGTCGGCAGACGGCAGATGGCAGAATTTTCTGCTGTTTGCTGTCTGGCGTCTGCGGTCTGCGACAACGCTCTCGCCAGATCGCAGCGGAACCGTTCGCCGTTCGACAGTACGTGGTACGGCTTGATCCAGCCGGGCGGCGAACTGAATCCGACCGCAGTGAGCAACTTCGTGATCTCCTTGACCGGCAAGTCGCCGAATCCATCGACAACGGCGGCGTCATCGGCCCAATCACCCCCTTTGTAAACATTGTTACCGAACAGCTTTGCGGCAACGGTACTTTTGCCGCTTCCCGAAGGGCCGACGATCAAACCGATACGCCATTCGCTGTCCAGCGGCGGCATTTCAATCGTGAACGTTTCACTCGCTTTCCGGGCGACCGGAACATCGAACATGCCGGCAATTTGCGCAACACGAAACGATTGAAACACGGGACATTCGACTCGAAAGTCGGCAGTCGGCGGACGGCAGACGACAGATTCTTTCTCTCTGTCGTTTGCTGTCGGCTGTCTGCCATCAGTATCTGCCACCTGCCGTCTGTTGTCTGACATCTTTCCTACAAATTCAAAATTTTCAATTTAACACCACGATCAACCAGTTCTTCGTACAATTCCTTCTGTTGCTCTTCATCTTCGCAATCGACGAGCAACTGAAACAACGTCGGCAGGTGAATTTCCTTTTGATCCTCACTGTTGACCGCTGGTGTGTGCAACTCGTCAAGCAAATTTCGGAGTGATTCGTCCTGCGTTTCAATCGAACGTACCAGTTCGTCAAGCAACTCCGAATTCGATGACGCCATAGCTGAAATCGGGTCGAACACCGCCAACAGCTTTTCCGTTTCAGCGTCATCCAGATCAAGCACCAATATCGGCACTTCCTGATCCGGTGTCGTTTCCGCCCGAAGATGTCCGTCCACCAGTTGTAACGTTCCGTCCGGCATTTCCCGGACCAAAAGTGCGTCGGCGTATCCGATTTCCGTGAGAATTCCACGTAACGCCGCCGCTTGCTTTTCCGGGTGCGTACGCCAATTTTTCGGGTGCGCCGTCAAGCTACTCGCTCTCACACGCTTAAACTCTTTGATTCGATCTTTTATTTTCATGGTGGGTGGTGTCTGAACCAGGATTTTCATAAAATTTTCAGGATTATAAGGATTATTTTTAATCCCGCTATTCAAATCCAGACAATCATATAAATCACGAAAATCCCGGTTCAAACTACTTCAACGTAAACAAATACTTGTAAAAAACACTTCTCGCCAAATCGGCGGGTTCGGTAAAACGGTCGGCCAGGTGCGGTACCGGATCAATGCCGCCACCGATTCGGTCGGCAATGGCACACGCTTGGGAACAAAACGGCGGACGTGAAATTTTTTTCGTTTCAGAAAGGTCGTCAAAGTCCGGTTTCATAAAAAATCGGACGCACGACAAGTGAGTCAATGCCGCCATTAAAACATTCCAGTAACCGTAATCGCAACCGGCGAATCGCTGCATGAGCTCAACAGCCTTGTCCCGGTGATACGCAGGCCAACGGTTGTCCGGGTTCGCACGAAACACGTCGATCTGGCCCGGACGTTTTTTGACTTGCGATTCCAGTAACACCGCTCGCCCACCGTAAAATTCGCGGACCTCCAAAAGGAACAAATGACCATTCCACCACGCCGCTTTTCCGGCATGGGAATGAAAGCCGCGTCCCGCAAGGGGAACAAGCCCGCGACTGCGAAACAGCAGTAAATCACTGTCCAGTATTTCACCGGCACACTCGCTAAAATTACGTTCGACAACCTTCATTTGAATTACGAATTACGAATTTCTGACTGCTGACAACTCATTTTTCATTTCTCATTTCTCATTTGACCAGGGCCAGTGATCCGGTATCACGTCAAAATGGGGGTCAAGTTGTTCTTCCCGCCATTTTCGGAGTTTAAGGTAACGCCTCAGTTGCCAGCCTTTCAGTTCAATGTCGAGCAGTCCGCCTTTGTGTACTGAAATGTTCCATGAGGAATCTTTCGAGCGAATGCCGATCATTTTCTTCAGGTAACAAGCGGTGCAGGGCATCTGCGTTTTGCCGCCGCATTTCGGGCACCGCACCCAGGGGCCTTTGGGGTGGATTTTGACGTTTTCCGTAAAATCCCGACGCTGTTTTCCGCGGGCAATCGCCGAAACGGTGCCGCGTGACACCCCCATCATTTGGGCGATCTTTCGCTGACTGTGTTTCCTTTCCCGCAACAGTCTTATCACTTCCAAAAATTTTTGGGATTCGAGCATGTTGACACCTCCTGTAAAAACACCACCGAACATTATCCCACTTGTGTCCCGGTCAGTGGCGAACAGAATACCGGGTTCCGGAAAAGCATCAAGAAAAAAATAGGCCAACTTTTTCCACAACGCCAAAATGGTGCCACTTTGGATGTTCACCCGACTTGAGGTTTGAATCGGTGTCGAAAAACGAACATCGCTCTTGAAATCAAAAGTCCGCACAGATATCGGACCGGACCGAACCATCTGTTTTTTTTCCGGTAGGATTACGGCCAGAGATTTTCGGAAGAATTTTCCAAATCCGCAAATTTTGACGGAAAATTCGGGACATTGGAGCATCAGCAAATCGGAAAATCCCACTGGAATTCCCCCCACAGGAGGATTGCATAGTCCCTGGGAACGCAGGCTTCCAGCCTGCGCGAAGGTTGCGGAATGGAGTCTCCGCCCTGCGCAGGTAGGATGCCTACGAACTCACTGGCAGGGCTGGAA